TGTCGATCTTATCGAGAATCGTTTTGTTCTCGGGGAAGAAGAAGGGCTTGGCCTTTTTCACCAGATCGGGATCAATGCCTTCCATCCCTTCTGGGGGCGTGCGACGCTGAAGCTTTTGTTGCAATTTAGTTTTTACATCTTCGGCAACAGTCTCCGCGACCTCAACACCTGTGTCTTTCCATGGCTGCTTCTGAATTTCTTTCTGAATAGGGGCAAAAGGTTTTGCAAGTGCTTCATCGGTTAAGCGAGCTAACTGCTCAACAGCCGATTCATACTCAGGCGAGATCCCTAAAAAGTTGCGCATTAACTCAACCATCTTTGAAAAGACGGTTTGCTTGGGCCCAACCTTGATCGTAGAAAGATAATCTTGGAAATCCGCTTCGCTTAGCCCATAAGAAACAAGCTCGCTGCCATTTTTTACATGACGATTTTTGAGTAGCTCGGCATAGTCGTACTTAATGCGCCGCAAAAAAGGATGATCAACTTTATTGTCAATATCAGCGCGCAATTGGTTGCGAACTTTATTAAGAAGCGTGTCTAGCCCGCGCGCATACTCTGCATATTCTGATCGAAACCACGCCTCTGGTTTATATCTACCTAACAACTCTCCAAGCGCAAACGTCTGTGGCTGTGTGGCCGTATGCAAAAATTCATGCAGCACTGTTGAATACCGCATGCCCGTAGCATTGGCATCCATGCTGCTATTAAGACGGACGTCAATTTTTAACGGGTCCGCCTTGATTGCGGACCAGCCCCTGGCTTTTAACCGGCTGTGCAATCCAAACGAAATCGGCACCCCGGCATTTATCATGTCCAGTATTCGTGCCTGAATTTTTTCTGCAATATATCGCGCCACACTGTTTGGCGCATTGTCAACAGCCCACTGCAACGCTTCTTTTACTGACTTGCCGGTCAGTTCAGAACGAATCTGTTCCGCAGACTTCTTGATCTGAAAAGTTTTTTCTTCTTTTGGTTCTGCCTTTGGCGGTTCTTTAGTCGACGGCACAGAAGGTGGCGCGACGGGCGGAGGCGCTGAAGGCGGAGCGGTAAACAGATCGGGCTCGCCTTCCAATAGCGTGAACAACTCACGCACCGGACGTTTGGGCGTTGCCCCAAACATATCCTCGCCTTTGTTGGCTTCGGCATACGCAGCGTCAGCAATATTGTTGAGCAGCTCAGCCATCCGTTTACCAGACCGGATGTTGGCGCCCATCATGCGCATGACGTCGTACGTGTTCTCGTCTATGTCCATGCCGCGCTGCTTGGCTAAGTCCGCCAGCTTGATGCCGCGACGCGTAGCGTTCACAGCCTGCTCAGCAGCCTGCACCACCGCGGGCCGTATATCGTATTCACCCGCATTAGCTAAACGCGACATTTTTGCAGCGGACTTTGCAAGCGCAGACAGAACAAGCTTGGCTTCAGGATCTGCCGCCTGCGCATACAGATCAATCAACGAATCGCTGCCGTAGGCTTTGTAGAAGACTGCGTTATTCAGACGGTCAATAGCCTGCCGCAGCGGCTTGCCGTCTTTGTCCATCAACTCGGCACGCTCCGTCTCCGGCATGGCCATGATGAACTGCGACAACGATTTGGGCGATACGCTACCGTCGTCCAGAAACTCGACGCCATCTAGGTCAAACCGGTTCTGGTCATTCTTAGCCATCTCAACGGGGCTGAGGCCAAGCTGGCCGCCAACGTTAGAGACGTCGCCAATGTCCGGAGTGACGTACGACTTGGGCATGAGGCGAACCAATACGGGCTGCTTCATGCCTTCCAATGTTTGCGGGCTGATGCCGTGCTGCGTATCGGCGCGCAACTTGTCTAAGTAGCCCTGCGCAGTGCCTTGGCCATAAGCTGCTTGCAGGCCGGCGACCCGTCCGTTGCCGGCGATTGCCCTGACACCCTGTACTTTCGTGTCGTTATATTGGGGAATCCTACCCCCGTCGACCGAATTAGATGCCAATAAATCGCCTGCTTCAACCACGGCGTACCGAACCGGGATCTTCCTGCCATCAGACGCGGTGACTGTATCCACCGCCCCAAACTGCGATTCAGGAATCTTCGTGTCCGACATAACCACGGGCGCACCAGAAGCAAAGTCTGGCGACACTTTGAGCCTGTCGTAGTCCGGCGCCTTGGCAATCTGCTGCATTTGCGTAACTGACGCAACCGTTGATCGGTCACGGTTTTGCAGCTTGGTTAGTATGCCTTCAGATTCTTTGGGCAGGTTCTGATCGTAGTCCGGATCAAACGACACTGCCGGCGCAGGAGGCGGGCCGACAGGCGGCGCTTCGGGCGGAGGAGCCTCTGTTGGCGGGGCTGCGGGCGGGGCTGCGGGAGGGGCGGTAGGCGGCGCAGGCGGTGCCGGTGGAGCGGCCGGTGGCGCTTCAATAGCCGGTGGCGCAGGGGGTGGCGCTTCTACAGGAGGCGGGGCCTCAGCCGGAGGCGGAGTCGGACGGGCGCGTTGCAGCAATCCTGCCGCACCACCCAGCGTGCCACCACCAATAGTGGCCATGGCAGCCGCTTCTCCAAGCCCAGCGGTCAGAGAAGTCTCAGGGGCAATGTCGCGTAAAGCAATATTGCTTGTCAGCTTGCCGCCAACTTCTTCGCCAACCTCGGATACCGATTCGCCAGCCGCGCCAACTAAGCCGCGCTTGAGCCTGCCGCCAGCCCCAGGCACGCCGGCCAGCGCTTCTTCAATCGTCTTGGCGCCGGGCAGACGCTGCATCAATAGCGAAATAATTGCCCCTGATGCGCCGGCAGCACGGGCAGAATTCAATACATCAGCAGCAGCTTGCTCGTCAGTTGCGCCCTGTTTCTTGCGCTCTTCGTACATACGTTCGTATGTATTGGCGCCAACGTCTGCCCCCTGCTGTACAGCCGCAGCCTGAATGGCCGCTTTAGTAGCAGCACTACCCGCAGCCGCAGTTGCTTCTGCCTGAGTTGCGCCTGCCATGCCTGCGCGTGTCAGCGTGGCAGCCTTGGCCAGTTTGGCCGCGCCATACGGAACAATAAGCTGCGGGATTGTTTCCAAGATAAACGACGGCAACAACTTTGAGTCGCCCATCGTTTCTTTGAGTGCGGCCACATACGCAGAGGCCTGCCCGTCCTTCTCCGCTTCTGCAATACGGCGAGCCCGCTCCTCTTCGCGCATACGAAGTTCCGCAGACTTCATCTTCTGCGCGTACTCCTGCATGGCTTCGCCAGCACGCATGATGCCGGTATCCATGTCGCCCGTGGCCAGCCCGTACAGTTGGCCTGGGAACTGAGCAACAGCGCCAAGTCCTGTCAAGATAGATGCCGCCGGGTCTGTTACCAGCGCCTCAGTCATGGACCGCTTGGGCGCAGCAGGCTCAGGGGTCGGCTCCGCAGGAATCTCGGCCCGTTGGCGCTCGCGAAAGCGCCGCATGTACTCCGTTTGCGCTACTTGAATAAGCTGATTATCAGTAGCGCCCTCCGGTCCCTCAATCCTGTACACCTCGCCATCTGGGGCCTGAACGGAGTAGATGGGCATATCAACCTCTAGTCTTTAAGAACTCGGAAACCGGCCATGCTCACTGCATCGCGTCGCGCGTTAAACAGTTCTCGAATCGCCTTCTCTTCGCGAGCAAACCCTGATTCCATCGCCTGCAATTGCTTTAGCTCATCAGGAAGCAACATCCCGTTCTTCTGTTTTGCCAGCAACGCGTTATAAGCTGGATTCTTCGTTCGCAATTCTTGGATCGCTAAGTCTTCGCGCCTATCAATCCCTTGTAGCAATTGCGATTGTTTATTCAATAACGTGCCTTCCCGCGTAGCCTTAGCAATCTCGGCTTGAGACTCAGCATTTAGCAACGCAATTTTCTCAGCAGACGCGCGCTCAATGCCTAGCCGCTCCAGTGCAGCAGCGCGATTCTTGGCTTCGTCAGACGACTTTAGCGCCGCCGTTTCAAGCGAACCCGCAGTTTGCAGCGCAGCCGGCAGGCCCTTGGTTGCTTCTTCGCCAGCCTTTTCGCTAGCCTCGAAGACGCCCTTACGGATTCCGCGCTGGCGTTCCAACATTGCTTCGGCTTGTTTCTGTCTCTGAAGCAGAGCTTCACGCTGCGCCTCTTCCATCGTCCGTCCGCCGCGCACTGCCGACGCTGCACCGCCACCAAGGGCGCCAGCCATACTTTCTTTGTTGACAGCACCAGCAGCAAAGTCTTCCCAGCGACGACGACGCAACGCTTCTGGCGAGAAACGTTGTTTGTCTAACTGCTCAAGCTCGGCCATGTGCCGATCATACCGGGCACGCTCTTCAGGCGTAAGGTCATACGCAGCCTTGGCCGCCGCTTGTGCGCGAATACGCTCTTTCTCTGCCCGTTCCGGGTCCATCATGCGAGCCAGTGCCTCGCGCAGCTTGGGATCGCCTACTTGACTAATACCTTCCATGCCGGTTCTGCCGCCTTGATCTACCGCAGGCACAGTCGGCACTTGAGTGCGGTCTAGCCTAGGAGGCGCAGCAGATGGCGCCGCAGCTTGGGCAGGTTGCGGCATGATTTGTGGTACGCCCTGCGGTTGCATGCGCTCAACCGGGGCGGGGGGCAACGCGCCGCGCTCAAGGCGCTCTTCAGGGTAACGCTCCGACGCTTGGGGCGTTTGCCTTAAATAACGCGCCATAGCATCTTCTCTTGGCGCACGCGCACGCTCTTCTTCCATGCGTCGCTGCTCCAATATTTGCGCCAATCCAGCGCTAGGCCGGCGGGCCGCTTCACGCTCCGTCGGAGTCATTCCATATGTTGGGCTATAAATTGAGCCCTTTTCTTCCATTTGCCGTTGCGCGCGCTCGGCCATGCTACGGGGCTCTGGCCTTGGGTATCGACGCATGAGTCGACGCGTTTCGTCGATTTCCAAATCACGAAGGCGCTCACGCTCCTCGTCGGACAACTCTCGTTCGCCCATGTTTTCGTTTTCAACCAGAGACCCGTCTTCGCCGTTAAACGCAACAATGCCGCCAGCTGCCATGGCCTGCGTAGGCATCATGGCTTGAGCCCCAGGCGCCGCAGCCAATCCGCTCATCATTTTCTGCATGGCCTGCTGCTGTTGTTGCTGCTTTTGCTGGCCAACTTCACCTACGCGCTGAGCAACTTCTTGACGCGTCAGATCCATAACCTCGGCTTCGCGCTGCTCGGCAACCGTGGGCTGCTGACCCATTTGCATTTGAATCTGCCGGGATGCCGCTTCCTTCTCAGACTTGATGCGCTGCAATGCCAGCAGATCAATTAATTGCTGGCTCTGTTGATACCGCTGCATCAACGCCTGGGGGTTGCCGCGATATGCCTCGATGCGGCGCTCAAGGTCTTGGTTGATCATGATCTGCTCTTCCTATTTATCCGTCTTTTTTTCTGACGGGAACAATATGTCATACAGTTCTTGAATTCCGCGTGCGCTGCCTATCATTTGCGACAGTACGCCCGGCTGCGAATATGAGTAGGTCTGCGCTGCAATCGGCAGACCTTGCAGCAACGACTGCATGAATTGCGTCTGCTTGTACGGGAACATGCGCTCTTCTTCAAACTGCTTGATGTCAGCGCTAATACCTTCTTGCTCCAGCCCGCGCTGCACGCCGCCCAGTTCCGCCTGACGTTGAAGCGCCGCCAACCCAAACTGTTGCGCGTTTTGTGCCGCTGATTGCTGGCGCCCCTGCTCAACGTTGAACTGCTGCTGCGCCTGTTCAAACGCCCGCTGGTAACCTTGGCCAGTAATGTTTGCGAGATTGGACATCAGGCCACGATTAAGTTCGCTTTCTGCAATCGCTTGCCGCGCTCCGCCAAACGCACCAGCACGACCATACTTGCCTGCCATCTGCGTCTGGGAGATCAACGCCTGACGACGGGCCTCTTCTAACTGCGGGTTCAGTGCGCCCTGCAAGTACGGGCTCATGTACTGTTGCGCCGCAGCTGCCGTAAACGTCTGCGGCGTATACGACATTTGATCGCCAGTCGGTATGGTTAGACCGGCCACCCCGGAGAAAGCTTTCTGTTGTAGTTCAGACGGACCAGCCGTAAGCGGCCCGGTGTACCCAACATAAGGCTGATTAGCCAGCGCCTGACCACGGCCTAGCATCTCCGTGACATACGGCCCCGCCCAGTTGGACAGCGACTCTGCGCCGCCCGTTAATTTTCCAGCTTCACCGCCGGTAGCTGTTGCCATGATTAATTCACCCTGGGATGTATTTGTTGGGATTGATTTGCCTGCCTTGCTTGGGCGTTCCCGTCCTTGCCCGGCGAACCTTTTCCATCATGTCGTATAGACGCTTGGCGCCAGCCTCGGAATTGCCATTGCCCAAGTGGCTTACGACATCAGCAGGAATCACAAACTCCCCGTGACTTAGCTTGGCCGGCTGCTTGTTTTCAATGGACGCCGAGATCTTGTCGGCCATGCCATCAGTGCCGCCACGCAAGTATCGGCCACTCATCAATCCGCCTGCCGCAGCTTCGACAGGTTTCTCGCGGCGCTCTGACGCTGGATTTGCAATATTGCTTTTTTCCAGTTCGCGAGCCTGCTGAAGAACGGCTTCACGCGCAGCCGCAGCGTCCGCTTCTTTGGCGTATTGAACGTCTGAGAAGTAACGCTGGCCGCCACTGCCGGGGCGCCGGGTCGGATCGTACGTGCCTTGAACCTGCGCGCGAATCGCTTCGTACTTGGGAATTCCGCCTTGGTATGTCGCAGGCTGCCCGGCGCCGCCACCGCTTTGACTGCTCAAAGCCTTATACAGGCCAAGCACACCGCCGCCAACTGTAGCAACCTTGGACCAGTCGATGTTGTCTTTGTCTGCGCCTGTTCCGCCTTTCTTAAACAAAGACAAAATACCTGTGCCGGCTTTCGATACCAGCTCGCCCAAAGTATTTTTGGTCGCCGCCTGTTGCTCTGGCGTGCCACCCAAATTCATTAACGCTTCAATATCAGACTCAGGGATTCCAGATATATCCCAAGAGCCGTATGGGTCATTGTAATAGCCGTCGCTGTAATCATCCACGGCAGGTAGGTCGTCGCCCGAATTATCGACGTACGGATTCAGTTCGTCATCCATTGGAACCTCGAAGAATAGCGATTAACTCGTCTGTATCCGCTACTTCGCCGCCTTCGGCAAACGGGGACGCAAACATTTGCTGTTGCTGGGGATTTGCGAAGATGCTGCTCCAGTCGTAAATGTACCCAATTTTCGCTGGATCAGGGGCTTTTACTGTCACCTGCTGAGCACCGCCGGCCGGCTCTTGTCCAATCAAACCAAGCATTTGCATAACGTTGGCTTGACGCTGCCCACGCAATACCTGTTCAGTCTGTGCTTTGGCAGTAGCCTGCTGAGCCCTTGTTGCATCTGCAAGCCCGCTATACAAACCAGTCGGCGCCCAGCGCGACCCTTTGCCAAGTTCAATACCTTCTGGCAGGGGCGGCTGCGTTCCAGGCGGGAATTGCTCTGTATCTGTAGCGGCCAGCCAGCGCTGCAACGCATCGATGTCTTTGGCATCAACGGTCTTGTCACCCGTGATGTCATAACTCAGATCCATCGGCTTGGTGCCGGCGATCATTTGATTTATTGCATCAATGTCGCCTTGCGTGGCCATCGTGGTCGGCTTGCCAACCAACTGCTCAAGACCGGTAATCTGCCCGCCAAGCTTGCTCGATACGTCTTGAATAGCCAGATTCAGCGCCGTATCACGATCTATTCCAGCCTGCTCGTAGACTGCCATGCGCTCCATGATCTGGTTCTGCGCAGCAGCAATCTGGCCGGTAACGGCGGTTTGAACGCCCGCTAGAGCAGTTCCAAACCTTGTCTCGGCCTTAGACAGTTCGCCCAATATTGTTTCTTGGGCAACTCCTAACTGGCCCGACAAGTCGGTGATTGCTTTCTGCGTAGCAGCATCACGGGACATCCCCGCCGCTTCGTTCTTGGCTATCTCAGCAAAGATGCCGGTAGCAGGAACGGGATTGCCATTTGCATCAACAGAAGCCGGCGCTCCGATAGCTTGCTCGACTGTTGTGATGCGGCCACCTAGTGCGGTTTCGGTGGCAGTAAGCGCTGCTTTGACTGCCGTTTCCGAAGCGCCAAGCTGCTTGGACAAATCAGCGATAGCCTTCTGGGTAGCCGCATCGCGCGTCATCCCAGCGGCTTCATTCTTGGCAATCTCAGCGTATATGCCTGTCGCCGGAATCTTGTTGCCCTGGGCGTCTACAGATGCCGGCTTTCCAATCGCTTGCTCAACAGTCGTAATCTGCCCAGTGACTGTTTCGAGTTGTGCGGCAAAGTCTTTAGATAGATCTTCCGCCGTCTTGCCAATCTTGGCGAGCAATGTTGTTTCGCTCGTGCCAAGTTGAGACGCCACTTTCTTAATAGCCGCATCCAGCGCAGCGTCGCCTTCTAGGCCCGCAGCTTTGGCGTCTGCAATTGCAGCGCCCAGTCTGGTCTCTACGCCAGCAGCCGTGGCTTCAATTGCCCGATACACGCCGGTGGCTTCGCGCGCTTCATTCTCCGGCGTGGTCGGGTCGTCCTTGACTGACGGAGCACCAACAATGCCGTCTACTTCTTGCGAGATCTCAGCAAGCGTAGGCGCCACCGGCAGCGCATCGAGGGCAGTGTTGACAATCCCTTTGACATCTTCTGGCGAAAGGCCGGGGTTCTCTTCAAACACCCCAGCAACAATGTCTTTAACCTGCTGCTCGGTTAGGCTCGGCGGGATCTCGATCCCTTCAATCGCCTGCTCAATCCGCTCGATTTCTCGATAGATCCCGGTGGCTTCTTTAGACTCATCCTGGGGAGTTGACGGATCGTCCTTGACCGAGCGAGCGCCAATTTGACCAGCAACAGCTGTATTAATTTCTGCAAGCGTTGGCGCAGCAGGAAGCTTATCCAGGGCCGCGTCAATTGCATTGGTTACGTCTTGATCGCTTAACCCAGGATTGGCATCAAATGCGCCCTGAACAATCTCCCTTACCTGTTCTTCTGTCAGAGACGGCGGGAACTCAATATTGTTTAGCGCAAACTCTAGCCGCTCAATATCCCGGTACAGACCCGTTGCTTCTTTTGCTTCGTTCTCCGGCGTACTTGGATCGTCGGCTACAGACCGCGCGCCTATACCTTCATTGACAGCCTCAAGAACATCTTGCTTTGTTGGTGCGGCAGGAAGCTTCGTAAGCGCATCATTAACGACCCGCGTTACATCCGATTCGGTAAGACCTGGGTTCTTATCAAACGCATCGTCAACAATATTGCGTACGTCTTCCTCGCTAAGCGTGTCTGGGAACTGGATGTTCTTGACCGCCGCCTCAACGTCAAACATGCGCTTGTACAGACCGGTCGGCGCCTCCCACTTCAGGCCTTCAGGCAACGGACCGACGTCCATGCCTTTGGACATCTTGTAAAGTTTGAGCGCATCCGCCGAAGTAATCCTGCCGTCGCCAGTAACGTCGTAATTTTTATCAAACCCAGGCGCGTCAGATGTCCTACCAACACCGGGCACCATGCCAACGGCTATCCGTTGCGCGCGCAGAACATCATCAGCAGTAGGTACTGTATTGGGCGCGCCAATCTTGGCCTGAACATCTGCAATATCTTTAGCAACGCGTTCAATTTGCAGTGTGTCTGAAAGGTCCTTTGTTTTGCCTGCAAGATCGGCTTCCGGATACTGGCCAACCAGACGGTTGATTTCTTCGTCGGTTGGGTTCTTTAACCCAGCCGCTTCTAGGGCGGCTTTGGCTTCGACTTTGTCAACCGCCATTGGATCGGCATATGCGCCGATTTGTTTTTCAATATCTGTTTGCGAAACCGTAGCCCCAGGAGCGCGAACGTATTGCGCTATTTCTTCTTTGGTTGGTGCGTACCCAAGATCCTCAAACGCTTTGCGAACTTCAGCTTCGGTCACTTGGCGAGGATCAACAAAGCGTTGAACGTCTCCGGCCAATTCCGCTTCTGGTTTGGCGCCAACAAAAGACGCAATATCTTGTTGCGTAGGCGTATAACCGGCAACACGCAGCGCCGCTTCGGCTTCGCCTGCGTCCACAGCCTGGGGGTCGAACGTACGGGTTACATCGCCTAATGTGCTTGCCTCATCACGCTGCCCCAAATATTGCGCAACCTCTTGTTCAGTAGGTGCTGAATATCCAAGCGCTTGCATGGCTTGGCGCACTTCCGCCTCATCAACCATGCGCGGGTCAATATACTGAAGCGCATCGTTCTGTAGGTTGGACTCCGAGCGAACGCCTGACAGCGCCGCAACATCTGCATCTGTTGGGTTATACCCTGTGTTATTACGCAGGGCCGAATACGCTTCGTTAGAACTAACAATCTGCCCATCAAACTTGTTATTCAACAGATCCGTTTGAACAGCAGCATTCGAGATGCCAAGATCTCCTAACGCCTTTTGCGCCTCAGCAATATTGGGCGCGCTTTGGATGGTCTGCTGCACCTGTGGGTTGGCCGATAACACATTTGCAATTACATCTCGGCTAGTGCTGCCCGCATATGCACCCCCCGCTATACCGCCTCCCGCAATTGCACCAAGCAACGCCGATGTGGCAATATTTGCGCCCACATCTCGGGTTGGATCAAGTTGATACAACTGGCTTTCGGTATAGGCGCCAGTTAGACCCTCTTCAATGCCTTCTGACAGACCTTCTTTGCCGACAATTTTGACGCCATCTTTCATGCGGCTGCCAATCTCGTCAATCGCCGAAGCTAAGTTACCTTTGCCAGACGTGCCCAACAACGCCTTTTCTAAAGCCCCGCCGCCAAGACCCAAAGACAGTCCAGTAACAACCCCTGAAACCATGCCGGATCGCGCGGCAACTCCTAACGCAATTTCGGTAGCCTCAGCCTCTGACTTGCCCATTTTGTTTTTGGCAATGTCATAAGCTTCTTCAAACGCATTACCCGCAGACCCGCCTACGCTTTCAGCTATATCGGAAATAGCACCGGCGGCCAGACCTGCACGGGCGCCCATCTGTTGGGCCAACTTGGTTCCCATGCCACGGGCAAGCGCCAAACCACGGGCCGCTACTGTCGCGCCTCCGCCAATTAGCAGCGGCACGAATTCCTGAAGCCCTTCAGAGATGACAACTTCTGACAGGAATTCTATTGGATAGTTTTTAACGTTGCCCCAAATTGCTTTAGCCGCGCCCCCCGCGCCTTGCGCGCCGGCATAGTTCTTGTTCATCGCATCAACAGCGGCGCGATATTGCTCCGATGTTTTTGCTTCGCCCAGTTTCATTAACTCTTCAGCAAACTTCCCGACTGGCGTTGACGTTGGATTGATGCCCGCCATCGTCACCAGCCCATTAAATGACTGAATGACATTGGCCACGGCCTTCATGCCGACACCTTTGGCGGTGTCAGGAACCATGGTTTCAATTGCGTTGCCAGCAAATTGCAATAATTGCACCGCAGGCGTCTTAAGCGCAGCGCCCTTGGCTTTGTCAACGATGCCTTTGAAGTAATCGCGTAACTGTTCATCGCCATCAAAGTACGATGCCGGCGCATTGACCAGAGCATCAATCCGAGCAAGATTGTCTTGCGGGATAGCCTCAAACTCTTCGTTTGGCACCACCGCAACAATATACGAAGTTGATTTTTGGTCGTCTGGGTTAACCGCTGTGCGCTGAATCCATCGCCCATTGCCGGCTGCTATATCTGCCGTGGTGCCAATACGATATTGCTTTGCAAACTCCGTTCCAAAAACGTTCTTAAGTTCTTGGTTGGCGGCATCAACCTCTTTTTGCACATCCGCCGGGTTGCGATCTTTAATAATTGGTTTGCCGTCCGGCCCGCTTTCCCCATACTCAAAGCTGTCTATCGCCCATCGAGCGCCGCGCACCTCAATGCGCATTCCTTCGCCGGACTTCAGCGTGGCCAGACGAGCAGGGGCTAGCTTCAAGCCAGCAACATCATCCCAATTACGCAGAGATGTTTCTGCCATCTCTTTGAAATCGCGCGGATCGGCAAATTTTTGGTCAATCGCCGTGCTAAGCGCTTGTCGAGTTTCTGGCGACAGTTCGTTAACGCCGACGCCTATTAATTGGGCGGCCTCGCCAACCAACCGGGACTTCTCTAATGATGTACGCCATGTGTTTTCGATCTTGCTGCCAATCAAACCCTCTTTGCGACCGGTCGTAAGGTAGTGTTCGTATGGATTATTGACGCTTAACTGATTGATGGCTTTGTAATCATCAGCGTTAAAATCTGGATTGAGCCTCTTAACTTCATCGTACCTGCTCAAATCTTTGATAAGCAGATCCATGGCGCCGTAATCAGGAGACCTGCCGGCTGCTGCGTCCGCATCAAAACGCTTAGCTGCATTCGTTACAAAGCTTGGATCGTTGTTAACCGCATAATTGTACGTTGCACGAAGCGGATCAGATTGATTTAGCAGATTTGTTACCTGCACGCGATCCGCACGATTGACATCAACACCCTGGACACGCGCTACGGTTTGTGAAATCTGATTGGCTACTGCAATTGCTTGATTAAGATACGTATTAACCGAATCAAACTCACCGGTCCAGAATGCCGACGCGCTATTCATGGCGGTGTTAATTATGTGTTGCGCAGCGCCACTGGTAATGTGTTTTTCTAATTCCGCTTTTTTACTTAAAACACCGTTCAGCTCAGTGTTAACACTTGACACTGCCGCGCTTACAAGCGCTGGAGTAATGGGCTTGCCCGACAGGGCTGCCCCAAGAGTTTTGTTAAGAATGTTTTGCGTGGTTGGCGATATGGTTATTCCGCCAGTATTGAGCTGGGATAACCCGTAAGTAATCGCCCCCTCTTGTGCGGCCTTGGAAAGCTTTTCTGAAAGATTGCCTTCGCCTTGCAACGCCGTGGACACTGCCGTGCTAAGCGCGGCCTTGGTTTCATTGGACAGGCCAGATGTGCTGCCCCACGGGGATGACTCCAACAACAGACGGCCAGCACTACCGATGCCAGCAGCAATAGTGTCTTGCAAAATTTCGCCGGAGTTGCGCCCCGTAATCAACGAGCGCGTAGCCGCAGACGACATGGACTCAACGAGTTGTTTGCCGGCGGCGCTGGTTGCAAGGTCACCTAGCTGCGATGCAATTCCCTGTCCAACATACGACCCAATCGCGCTATTGATGCCCGCCTTTGGGCTGCCGGTCAAAACTGTTGTTACAACAGCATTGCCTACAGCCGCTGCAATTGCCGCATTAGCTGCCAATTCCGTGGCGCCCACAGCGCCAAGCAATGTTGATCCAAGCGCTTGGCCAACCCCAGGAACCGCCATCATTGCAATACTTAGCGCAGGCGCAGCCTGCTTAAGCATCGACGTAAACTGGGAAAAGGCGTCACCCTTTTCTTTGGGAGCCGTATAAAACAGCGGCAATCCCGTGTTCTGATCAAACGCTACTTTGAAATACGAGTTGTCCTTGCCGGCAGTGGTAGACCCCCACGTGGTGTCATTAAGACCGCCGCGAGCATGATCCCAGGGCAGCAAGGGCTGTCCGGTGGTCTTGTTACCTACCGCATCAACATAGCGCGTTACGCTAGAAACATAAGTGCCTTGTCCAGATTGAATGCGTGCAAGTTCGTGGCTGGGGATAGTGGCTAACTCTTGAGGCGTAAGCTCTACAGCTTCTCCGGCATTGGTGACATAACCGTTTTCATCATAAGTAGGGTTGGTAATCTGAGCCACATATTTAACAATAGGCCCAGATGGCGATACGTATTCGTAAATGGGCTCCAGATTTCCCGAATCACCGGTATATGCGTGGCCAACCACGCGGTATTCAGCCGGATTTTGATATATAGGCTGTACTGAAATGCCGTAATGCGGAGATGCCTTCTTGACCAAACCAACCTGATCAATGCTGGTAACGCCGCTAGACGCCAGCATCTTTGCCATCTCTTCCGTGGCCCAGTCACGATCAACACCGCCAGTCCAATAATTGCCAAGCGTCTTGCCATCAGCAAACGAAACGTTGTTTCGCTGATTCGTTATCTGTTGTTGGAGCTTTTCAACAACATTGGGGTCCAGCGTGTAGCCTTGATAAAGCATGATTTATTGCGTCAAGTCGTAGAACGAAAGCGACCCAACAGCGTCGCCAGTTGTAGCCCCAGACACCACGCGAACTCCCAACGTGTATATGTCGCTCACTCCAGCAATGCTAGCCCCTAACTGCAAGTCCCAGTTATAACCGGTAGGCTCGCTTGTATTGCCAACGCCACCAGATCCTGATGCCGTAACGTAATCGGTTTGAACAATGCTGCCGCCTGTCATTGCTGTCGCAGATACATCGTACTCAACATTGGAGTCTGTTGGCACCGCCACCCAAGATGCGCTCGTCAATGTTGGATTTTTGACCAACGCAATCTCATAGTTTTGGTTTGTGGTGGGGAGCATCTGAACACGATTTGGCAGCACCACCGCACCCAGTCTACCGGCAGCTAAACGAATCGACACCAACGGCAGGAACGTCGTGCTTATTGTGCCTAAGATTGTCGTTCGCCGCGCAACATGATCAATCGACGTTTGCTCAAAGCCGCCCTCTGACACCACCGAACAACAGATCGCTTTCATGGACGCAGCAACCGCCGCCGTACTGACAATCTCGTACCGCACAGGCAATATTGCAGTCGTCATGTACACGTTGGTAATGACGTTGGCATTCTCAAACGTATGGCAAACAATGTACTGACCGTCAATGATGAAGCCGCAGCGCACCGAGCCAACACCCAGCCACTCAAAATCCATCCACAATATTTGAGCTTTGCTGGGATCTAGGGTTAACCCTGACGGCCCTGTACCGTCCAACTTGTCGCCGTTCCAACTAGATTGGTTAACCGTCCGCGCATCTGACACCGATCCGGTTACATACGAACGTAGGACAAACGAATACGTGCCATCAATGCGCTGGAAGAAGACGCCATTTTGTGCGTTGTAGTAACCGACCCGCTGCGTCAAATTTAGGTTTTGGCTTCCATCCATCACAAATGTTGCCAACACCAACAGCCCCTTGCCGGGCTGATACGGGAACGAACGATAGCTCTGCCGCACTACCGACCCAGCGCCGGCCCCCGTAACCTCTATCTTTACGGCCGCTTCGTTAGGCAGGAAAGTGGTAAGACCGGTGCCCGTTACCGCCACGTCAAATTGGTTGTCAGCGGCATATCGGTTTTGGCTATCGAAGAGCGTATATGGCTGACTAACACGCTGCCGGCCAAACGCATCCAGTGCGGTCGGTGGGAAGGAAATCGGAATAGACGTGTCAATTGCCATGAGCTGGCTCAGAATGTTGTTTAGTCGGTTGAAGTACAGACGCAGAACATTATTGAACTGATCCTGATACGCCTGGGAATAAATCGGGGTGGCTTGCGGCAGGGCGGGCGGAGCTATCTTTTGCAGCTCATAGTCTGTCGTGACAATCAGCGTCATGCTCGCTTCCCGTCAGGCTGCATGTCAAGCCTCATCGAACCAAGCTGCCATGCTACGCCAACATCCGACGACTCAAACTTCACAATAACCTGTCGCCCACGAACCCGAATATAGACCTGACCAGTAAACTGCTCAATCGGAACTGTAGCGCTACGCACCACGCCAGCATTACTTGACCCGCCAACCGAACGCGGATTGTTATAGCCCGAACCGGAGTTCTGCATGGGAATCAGTGACAACTCCCCAGATGGGTTATTCGCCGTCGATCCACGGAACGTAATATCTGGCAGAACCCGGCGAATGAACATGAACTTGTCACCGTCATCCAAGTCAAATTCAGCCGACTCAATCGTTGCAACAATCGGCAAAGTCACGTCCGTTTGATTGTCATCAACACCGTATTCATGCTCGACAAGATTGTTGCTATACGTTGCGGCCAACGGATACGGCCTCAGCCCAGAATCAATCCACGCGGTGCGACCAAGTGACCCGTAGTACCAAATGTCTTCTAAATAGTTATACACCACGTACCGGTCTACAACAGTGGAATTTGCAGAGCAATAGAACCACCAAACTTCGTTAAAGCCTTCGTTGGTCCCTGAGCATACCTGCCCCAACTGCAACAAATTGATGTCGCCAAACACATGCTGCCGGAGGTCGCATCGCAATGTTTGAACTCGACCGTCATACCGGTAGAACTTGTCTACGCCCATCCAAAATGCAACGCCATTGGAAAAAGCTACCGCATTCTGGCCAGCGATAGAAATATTGTCGCCTAGAAGCTGAGCTCCCCACACTTCGGGAGCGCCCAAATATTGCAATGAATAGACCGCAGTATCCGTCCATACCACAATCTCTTGCCGTGACTGGATGGCTGTGATGATCTCTGATCCGCGAGACAACGGGAGACTTCCAGCCTGCGTAGTAGCCGACGGCGACCAATTAATTGAATCCTCTTGATCTGACCATCGAATTAACATCGGATCTTGTGTAGAAGAGCCGTAGTCATTACAGCCAAACGCAAACACAAACCGATAAATGTCTGAGATCAGAATGAAGTTTTGAACAGTCGGCACATCGGTGGCGCCTAGAATCCCATCCAGCGCAACCGCTCGCACATTCGTACCAAGACTTGTGTCCCAGTAGTACATGCCTCCGCCGCGCGGCCCAAAGATTAGGTCTTCGCCAAAGTTGCCTTCGCTCCATACGCGCAACGGCAACACAACGTTAGCGCCACCGCCCCACGGGCCTGAACCCCAGCTACCCAAACCCCAAGACGCTGACGGCCCTGGGCTAGGCACGGTCGCAATCGCGCTCCCAGTGTTAATTTGATACGCGGCTATTACCGTCGCTCCACCATTCCCGGTATCTGAAGCGTTGGACGTAACCGGCAAACCTGTGGTCGGGTCTTTGGCAATAATGGTGTATGTATCTTGGTCAATGACTTGTGCTACTTGGTATTCCTGCTCAAGCACAGCCTGCGTAATGTTGCCACCCAGGCCGCCCACGGCAACGCCGCTGTATGTCACAAAGTCATTGATCAATGCGCCATGCGCAACGTCCGTGACGGTAATGGTTGAGCTATACGGAGAAACCGTTACCGCAGAAAACGTGACCGCGCCAGCTGGGGTCGTCGACCTGATGGGCGTGATGTCATAGTATTGCGTACCCAGCGTTACGTAAAACTTAAGGTTGGTGCCAACCGCTGTCCACACATTGGAATCCAGCGCCGCCCAAGAAAACAGCGCCCGACAGATCCCAAGATACTCATACTGCGACAATCGGGTCCACCCGCCAATCTTTTCGGGCGTACCTTGACGAAACCGTACCTTATCGCTGGTATACCAACCTTGCTCCATGGTATACCGCGTGTTCTCCCGGTTGACGCCGGGCTTGAGGACAAGTTTCTTAAGCGTCATAGCCGTTCTTACAATTGCGCATTAATCGCGTCAAGCATAATTTGCGCCTTTTTCTGTTCGCGCAAATTGTCGTTTAAAAGTTTAGAAAGCTGCGCCTCAAACTCGCTGACGCTTTGACGTTCTTCGGCAGGCATCGCAGCTATGTTTTGTAATGCAATTTTGAAGTTGTCAATATTAATTTGATATTCAAAAATTTCCTGTTCGCGCATGGTTTTCGCTTGCGTCAACATTTCAACTTTGGTCATTATGTCCTCACTTGGTAAATACCGTTCCTCTGGTTAATACTTGTTGCGCAAGGGGCGGACGTCTAACGCCTCCAAATCCTGTTGCGGCAGAAAACTGATACACGGTCAAATAATTGGTAGACGAATTACTTGTTGCCAGCCACTCGCCTGTAGAGTTGAACGATATGCTGCGAACATAGTCTGTCGGAACATTAGACGGATTGGCATATTTTGCGCCAAATCCACTGACAGACCACGCATACGCGCCCAAGTAGGGAGATGCAATTTGTCCAACTGCCACCGCCGTGCGAGCTGGGTTAAATTCAATTGCCATTGGCGCTGATGTCAGCAACGTTGAAGGATTGGAAAACTTTGCGCCAAAAGCGCCGCCGGACCATGCGTACACATGAATGAACGGTGATGCGTCAAATCCAACGGCCACCGCGCTGCCATCATTTACAAACGCAACGGATCGCGTAAGGGCCGTTGGCGGGCTTGACGGATTTGATTTGATTGCGCCAAATCCACTGCCCGACCACGCCCATGCCGCAATGTATGAAGATGATGACGACGTTCCCACCGCTACTATTGCATCATTGGCAGGGGAAAATGCTACATCTTGCGTGTTGTCTATAAGGCCTAATGAACTAGGATCGCTAAATTGGGAGCCAAATCCGCTACCAGACCATGCCCAGACTTTGGGGACCTGCGCGCCCGTCACTGCCACCGCAGATGCGCTTGGATTAAATTTTATACGTGTTGCACCAAGGGATGGCAATGTTGCAGGATCTGCATATTTGGCCCCCCACCCCGTGGATAAATTAAAAGGAAATGCAATTAAAAAATTGGCATACTGCATACCAATAACTACATTGTCATTGGAAGGGGTTATGTCAATTGAATACGAATCTTTTAACGACGTAGTAAACGGGTCAGTGTATTTGGCACCAAAAAATGACCCCGCCCAATACCAAGCTCTAGCTTTTACGCTGTCATCGCCAACGGCAAATACGGCCCCCGGCACGCCAGATGGCAGAGAACTGGCGGTAATTCCAAACTGAATCATGTCGTCAAATTCCCAACCAACAACCATTGATTGGTTGCTATTTGGATTGCCGTTGCAGCCCCATATTGCGCGGCAATTTTGGTGCC